AGCTCGCTCCCACAGGATTTGCGCTTCCATGGCATAATCCGGCACCTTTTATTTCCGGCACCTGTAAAGGGGGCGATTCCTTGACTGTTTCAAGTAAAACGTTGCACCTTTTCGGCATCAAAGCCTGGGATGCCGCATAAGAATCGCCAAAGCCCTTTATAATCAAGGCCTTGAGCTATAAATCAGCCACCAAAATCAGCACCTTTTGCGACTCTTTAGACCACAATAAACATTGGTCCAAACGGTTGCGTTTTGGGGAAGAATTCTCAGCGGAAGATCGCGGCCTCGGCATTGCACCATGCTCACAGGGTCAAAACGCTGGAGCAGAATTACACCGCGATTCTATAGGGGTAAGGCAAAGTACTCAGGGCCAATGAAACCGGGCACTTCCTTACTTTGTAATACCCGGTTTTAACCTGCTTTACACGGTAAGTGGTACAAAAATTGGTACGAGCTTCATTCTCTCCCTAGGCGTCCTGCCTACCGTTCGTCAGTTCGTAATATCACCCAACACGCCACTGATGCTCTAAGCAAAAAAATCCCCCTCGATGGCGGGTTACGGTGTTCGTAGCGCTTTTTTTATGCATAGCCCCTGTCCCGCTGGCGGAGTACAAATTCAACCATTGTCCAAAAAACAGATAACCCACATCACATTCACAGTTACAATCCCGCGAAAATCACTACAGATAAGGATTTCCCTGGTTATGAATTGCCGCACATGTATCAAAGATCTTCAGGCGATCAGCTTGACTGATGGTGCGCCGCGCGCCCATGGCTCTCTCTCTACCTCAGCAGGTTTAAAATATGAAACACAACCAAGGGCTCAAGGCGAGCCACTTTCTGCTAGGGGCGTGCATCCTTACTTTTCTGACCTTCTGGTTTGCTCGCTATATACAAACAGCGGGCTTTGATCTTGTTCAGCATCTTCTGTTGGTAGATGAGCTGTCGAAACATGCCGGAATACAGCCTGGTGCTTTTGAGCGGATCGGGGCTATGGCGCTATATCCGCCAGCAGCTCACTGGATGGCAACCATCATTGGCTGGGTCGGCGGCTCTGGGCTTGTCGGAATTTCTATCGTATCGATTTTTTCGGTTTACTTCTGCTATGTACTGATCATCTGCCTTGTGGGGGCCGGGTCACTTGCGCGTGTATTGGTACTGACTATCGCGTTCGCAACCCTTATGTTCACGCACTCTCTAATAGGATGGGAGGTGTCAGAAAACTACTTTTACCCTCAGCTCGTTGCAGATGTGGTGTATTTCGGTGCGCTGTTGTGGGCCGTAAACAATCAAGAAAGCTGGAAACAGACGGCCGTTTTTTTGCTCACCGGCTTAGCTACTATGTGGATTCAACCGCTTATTGCGGTACATATTCTCGCCGCTGGCTGCGCCTTGGCAGCATTCCAACTATGGAACCTCTGGAGCGAAAGCAAGATTGTTCGCGGGCAGAATTCTGCAAGCTTCGTAGCCATGGTCGTCGGCGCCGTCGTGATTGTCTATACCAATCCTGCGTTCAAGGTGATGCGTCAGATTGCAGGAAATGACGGTTACCTTGTCTTTGGCTACAGCGCCACCTTGCTAGTTGCACTTATCTGCGGGGCAATCGGCGCCTGGAACTTACGCCGGTACTGGATCGGTAAGGGCGAATATGCTGATGCGATTCTAGGCTCTGCTGTTCTCGCAGCGGTTGGTCTTGTCGTCCTTCAATTTGCCTTGTTGAAGCTGCATGGCGATGGATCTGACTACGCAATCAAGAAGCACATGTTCATCGTATTAACTTTGGGCATGATGAACGCGGCTCGCCTAATAACGTCACACTACTGGGGAAATAAGGAGAGCCTAAACGCTGGCTTGATCACGCCTGTATTGGCTGGTATTGCGTCCGTATTTGCACTTCAGGGATTCACCACACCAGTAGCTCCAATCGTTAACGCATTGGCATATGCGAACAATGCTGCTCAATATCAGCTGGCCGACTTCAAGCCTGGTAACACGATATCAGATGACGGAACGCTTCCATTGATGGGGAATGTGATGGTGACGCTAACGGCGTTCCAACACCCATTTGATGCGCGTGCAATTTCGTGGTTGCGAGGAACACCAATCAAAGATGGTGCTGAGTATGTGATGATGCGGCGCACTCCCTACATCGACAAAGTATGCGATTCAAAGCTATCTGACACTGGTGGCTACGTAGTTGTACGTCCGTCGTGCTTGAACAAGTATCTTCCCGGAGAACAATTGAGCTTCGTTCCTGGGGGAAGTGCTTGGCAATATGCAACAGATGGGTGGGGTGGTGCAGAAGCATGGGGCGCATGGACGCTTGGAAATATGGACGGCTCTCTTCTGGCGAACCTGCCTACCAGTTCCTACAAGCTAGATGTTGATGCCATGGCCTATCTGACCGAACAACACCCAAACCAGACTATAATCGCGGAAGCGAACGGCACGGAAATTGCGAAGTGGACATTTGACTTGGCTTCGTCAAGCGGCATGCGCTCCGCAGAAATCCCGAAAAGTTTAATCAAGGATGGCACCTTGAAAATTGTGTTCAAGGCGCCAGGCTCCGTATCGCCAAAACAACTTGGCCAGTCTGAGGATACTCGCGTTCTCGGGCTTGGAGTGAAAACGCTTACCCTGCGCGCAACGCCGTAAAAACGAAGTTAGACAGAGGGCAACACCTGCTATCAAGCAAGGTGTTGCATTGCACGGACATGCATTGTCGACTGTCTAAAACTCTAGCCTGACATATGCGCCTTTCCGACCAATAAAACCGCGCAAGGTCGAGGTGAGTTTTAGACAGCGTTCCACCCCTCTCCCCGGCTTCCTGCCGAACGAACACCATCACCCTAAGCAATTGCTAGTCGCTTCACGCGCAGCGTTTCAGTACTGTTTGCCTTTTATTCGCGTAAAACGTTACCAGGACTCAAAGGATTATGGCCCTCATGGAACATCCTTGAAGAAAACGTGGCGACCAAGCCTCAGGGTCTGAGTGGCATCCTTCGCCCAAGTAGGCGCCTTCGGCATGGTGGTCGCGTAGTAATGCGTCGCGCCACCGGTAGAATCGGGCACCCTGCCATCGATGACCTGGTCAGCGGCAATCCGAGCCTGAGCCAACTCGCGGAACGGGATCGCCTTGGCGCCACTCAAGTAGGCGAAGTTCGGGTCGTTCTTGTTCCAGCAGCTGAACTGGTACGGCTTCTGGCACACGCCGGCATAGCCCTCCCCCCACCACGATTTCTCCTTGCCGTCGTTCACTCGGTTGCGAATGGTCCATGCCACAGCGATCTGGCCGGCAACGCCTTCGCCGCGGGCCTCGCCCCAAAGCGTTCTGGCGAGGATGTCGCGGTCTTTATCAGTTACAGCCATCACTTTTCTCCAGGCAAAAAAATACCCGCTCGATGGCGGGTGAGTTGCGCTGTGCGGGCGCGTTAAATCAGATCAACTGCCACTTCGGGGTCGGCCACAATGACAGGGACTGCCGGCTCAGTAGGCCAGACCGGCGCGGCGTACCAGGTCGGCTGAACCGTCACTTTGCCCAATGCGAACTTGTAGGTTTTCCAGGCTTTGAGATTGATCAGCAGAGCGACCTGCTCAGCCTCATCCGCTTCAGTCGCCTCTCCCGAATCGATGCCGTAGCCAAGCGTGTCGATCCGATCCTGAATGCGAGCGATCTGGGCCAGTGCCTTGGCATTCCTGGCGGATAACTCGGCCTTCGCGGCGGCGAGTTGTGCGGCCTGCGCAGCAGCGTCCTTCATTGCCTTCGTGATGAGTTGCGACCAGTCGATGTTCATTCAATGTCCTCCGGCACCGCAGCTGTCCAAGGCTCCGGCAGTGGGGCAGGGAAAGCCACCGGGCCGTCTGGAACGCCAATTAATGGAACAGGGAAAGCTTGTTCGGGGCTATAGTTCCAAGGGATTGGCAAGGTTAGTGTTAGTACAAGCCCCCCATTAATACGGTCAACTGCACCTCTAGCGAACCACTCTGACGAAATGGCGCTAGCTGGCAAAGTATCGCCTTCACCGATTTGTGAAAAGTCGAAGTCTTCACCGTTAATTTTCAACGAATCCCCGGACTTAACCACTTCGAGCGTGTCATCTGTGCGCAGAGGGGAAAGCTTAATTATCATTAGAACCACCTTCCAATAGCGATCATAGAATAATTGTAAGTTTGAACGACGCTCCAGCATTGGACAATTGAGTACGTTCCTCCGGTTAGGCCGACGGCGCGACTGTACCCCGAAAAAACGTTGGATACGTTCACGGACTCGACGTTTGACATAACTACGTAACTTCCCACGAATATGGCTGGCAACCCGAATGTGGTGGAGTACGCGGTATTGGCGACGCTCTGGTCAATAAGTCCGGGGCGACCCCAACATATCAAGGTGCCATCTGCATGCTTGATATATCTTCCCGCTGCGTGATTTCCGGTTTCAATAATTGCTCCGGTTGGAACTCCACCCGCCTGCGTAACGGCGCCAACGATATTGGTTCTTCCATAAGCACCTACTGCTTGTAGTGCGGCCAGCAGTGCAGCTATTGAGGTAACGCCCGTACCGCCTTGCGCCACGCTCAGCGCAGTGAGCAAGCCGGTCAAAGCTGTGATGTCGTTGTTCGAGCCAGACTTCGCGGCGCCAATTCCAGAGCGAGCTCCATCCTGGTCAGTCCCTCCAGTGCCGCCCTTGGTTACGGGCAATATGTCGTAGTTGCCGGTGGTGCCCAGCGCGGCCAACTTGGCGCCGTACTGATTTACCAGTGCACGCAGAGCATCGGCCGAGTCTTTGACATAGCCCTGCATGGGCGCCAAAGCGTAGGTGCCGCCGGCGACCGTTGCGCCGAGGTAGCCTGGGAGGATCGACAGCACGGTATCGCTCGGGATATTCGCGATCTCGTACCAACGTCCGTCCGGGCCGAGGTAGGCATCGCCCACCCGAGCATTAGCCGCGAAGGCCGTGCCGGTACCGGTGACCGTCGTCGAATTTATGGTGCACGCTACCGTTCCTGATTTGTACCAGGGCATTGAGTATCTCCAGAAATGTAGGTATTCAGGCCAGCAATTTGGCGCAGAGAAAAGGCCGGTGACCTTGGTCAGTCCAGGCGGTTGTTGCGAGGCTGTACATCATGATCCGGCCGGTGGAGTAGTCGACGGCCAACCCACAACCTCCACCTGAAGCGTCGTTGTGGCAATTCATGGCAAACGGGTTCAGCGAGATGTACTCGCCTGCTGCAAGAGCCTTGGTAATTGCCCAGATGTACCGGCGTCCCACGGCCAGTACCTCGGTCCCCACATACGTCCAGTTGCCCGCAGCAAAGGTCACGACGACCGCCGGTGCACCACTGTCATAGACCAGCGCGGCGCTCTGATCCCACAGACGCAGTCCGTATGCCGCGGTACCCATAGACGCCCACGCGGCGACGAAATACTGGCCGCTCAGCGTTGCCGTGATGTTCGAGGCCTTCATGGTGAACCCGGTCCAGTTGCCAGGGCCACCGGTGAACCACACCGATATCGGAACCTGGATCACCCCTGCGTCCGGCCTGATAAACACCAACGGCGGATCCTGGCTGGTGATTGCTCGAGCAAATGTCCCGGACGCATTGGTGGTGCCTGAATACGATCCTTTAGTCAGCAGGCACAGTCGTGGCGCTTCGGCGTCGATCTGAATGAACGAGCCGTCATTGATGCTCTGAAATCCAAAGCTCATGTGGCGAACCTCACCGCATAGGCCTTGGAGACGATCCTTGTCTGACCGGTAGACGCGCTGGCGGACGGGTTTTTAGGGCGGACGACCACCTGTCCTACCGCCGTGGTGACATACGGATAAGACTTGGTATTGCCGAGCCCGTCATTTTCCGCCGACTGCACATCCTGTGCCCTGGTCGGAATGATCATGAACACGCAGTTGGCCGGATTGAAGCCGGGGATGTTCAGTGTGTAGCTGGGCGTGGAGCCACTGAAGTCGATCACGCCCTGCCAGATCACCTGGTAGGTAAAGCTATTGGTGTCCATGGATAGGGCACCGGTCTCATCAAAAACGCGCAGGCCATATGAAGCCATGATTCACCCCAGATAGCCGAGTCGGACGCGCAGCACGTTGTTGGCGTCGTAGACCGAGACGTTGAGAGAGTTGATTATCAGCCTGCCCTGTCCGGGAACGACCCCGTTGATTTCGAGCGTGCCATCCTTGTTAAGAATCCAGCCTTGCTGGCCAGCGATGTAGTTGGTCGAGCTGATGTAGCTGCCGATCTTGGCGTTGGTGATGGTGCCGTCCATGATGAACGCGGAGTTCATGAACACCTTGCCCACCCTGCACCGCAAACGGAACCGAGACGGCGCCGCCGGCAATGCTGTTGACGATGGCGAACCGGTCCGCGCTGACTAGGAACTGGCTTTGTAAGCCGGCCGCAGTGTTTTCGATACCAAGCCCGATGCCAGCGGCGATGTACTGCCCGGTGGAGGTGCTGTATTGCATCTTCACCGACCAGGTCGCCGCCAGCTTGCCGTTCACGTCATTAATGATCGAGGAATTGGTCTCGATCATGGTCTGCTGCTGGCCGATTTGCGTGCCTTGGCTGCCAACTGTCGTGTTCAGCTGAGATATCTGCTGAGCTGTTGTTTGCTGGTTGGTGACCACGACCTGTTCAAGTGTGGTGATGCTGGCCTCGTTGACTCCGACCCTGGCTTCAAGCGTTGTCTGCCTGCTCGCCATCGCTTCGTTTTCAGAAGTTCGAACTTTGGTTTCCGTGGCCGCCGATGCGGTGCTGTCCCAGCCTTTCAGCGCATCCGCCAGCTCCCCTTCCCCGTTGTCGTCTCTCGACGATGCTCGCAATGTTTGAATGGCCGTCGCTTGAGAAGTGACCACGCCGTCCAGTTCGGAGATATCTACGGTGTTGATTGCCACCTGCTGAGCCAGGCCGTTAGCCGATTCAATCGACTGCCCGACATCCAGCCAGTAAGCAGCGTTCGGTGGTGGTGTGTTGATTGGTACTTGGCCTTTGGCCTGGAAGATGCGCTCATCGGCAACGACCATCTGGTCTTTCTCGTAAACCTGATCAGGCTTGTAGGCAGATAGTCCATCCAGCGCATCGATCTGAGCCTGAAGGACGGGGATTTTCTCGATCTCTGAAAGCAGATCTTCACCAAGCTCCGTCTCGGTGATCTGACCGGCAAGCATTTCCAGAATGGCCCCAGCGTCAGCGCTCGACTGTCCCTGCACGCCAATGCCGATTGGGTACCACGGCCCGATGTTGCCGATCTTGTCGACGATGCGACCCCAGAAGTAAAACGTCACACCGGCGGCCAAGCCGAGCATGGAGAAGTCGCTTTGCGGATAGGCCAGATCGGTCAGCTTGGTCGCAGCCTCCAGGCTGGTAGTCGGCCCGTACCAGATTTCAGTTCGCTGGCTGTCTTCGGCACCGGCAGGGAAACCCCACTTGAGGTAGATGCCGAACAGCAGCGGCGTGGCAGTCAGGAAGCTGAGCGCCGGCGGCAATCCCTCCTTGCCCTTGAGGTCGGTCAAGATCGAGTTGCGCCAGACCGACGAGATGTCAAAGGCGCTAACCGCGCGGACGCGGGCCACGTAGGCGCCGGCGTAAATACCGACCACGTCCACGCTGGTCATCCCGGTGCGCGGGAGCTTGATCCAGTTGCCGCTGTCCTTACGCCATTCCACGTCATAGCCGACTGCGCCGTTCACCGCTGGCCAGGTAATGCTCATGGTCGCGACGGCGATGCCCTGAGAGACAACCGAGCTCGACGTAAGCGTTACGCTGGCCGGCGCCGGAACCACGGTGATCGGTATCACGCTGATCGGCCGCTCTTCCAGGCGCGCACCGGTATCGATGTGCGCAAACTTGCTCGGGTCGAATTGCAGTGCGCTGATCTCGAAGTCACCTTCAGCCGTGCGTCGGGTGCGTAGCACGCGATAAAGCGGGATCGCCAGATCATCGGCGTCCAACGCCCACTGCAATTGCGCGATCGGCGGCTCACTGTAGCTGGTGGTCACGGTCACTGCGCGGCCGTTCACGCTTTGAACGGTACGGCCCTCGGCCCGGCCACCCGGCAGGTTGATGATCAGTCGATCACCTACCTTGGCCTGGGTGTCCCGGTCCAGCGTAATCACGCGGCCAGCAGCCGCTGAAATCCGTCCGCCCACTTCACGCCCCGCCAGCAGTGAGTCAGCCACCGGGATGATGTGCCCGGGCAACGGGATCACGCCTTCCATGCCGGTCTTGAACGACACGGTGCGGTCCTGATTGTTGCTGAGAATCGCCCACTTACCGCGACGCTGAGCCTCTGATGCGCGAGTGCACCCAATGGCGCTCAGTTCGGTTGGCCGATCGCCATAGCGGCGTTGCAGATCCAGATCGGAAAACGGAATGACGTCGGTGTCGTAGTTGTTTGCCGGGTTGTCGTAGCTGACCAGTGCACGTGTGTACCGGGTCTTCGCTGACGCGCTGCCGTAGGAAAACTTGCCATCGATGACGTTAGACCGGGTAAACACATAGTCGATGTCCTGCGCGCGCGGCATGTCGGCCTGCATCACTAGCTGGCCCTGAGCCCAGTAGGTCATCCCTCGGTAAATACCGGCGATATCGCGCAGCAGCGACCAGGCATCGGCCTTGCCCTGTAGGTTCATGTCGCAAAGGAATCGTGGTTCGGTAGCACCCAAGCCATTGGGTACCAACTGGTCGCAATACTGGGAAATCCGGTACAGCTCCCACTTGTCGACCATGAACGGCTTGATGCGCTTGCCCAATCCGAAACGGTCTTCGGTGCAAATGCCATAGGTGATCCAAGCAGGGTTATTGGTCCAGGCCGACTTCATGCTGCCGTCCCAAGTACCGGTGTAGGTACGGGCGACCGGATCGTAGTTACTCGGCACCATCCAGCGCCGCGCGTTGCAATCCACGGTTACTGAAGGAATGTTGGTGAACTGCTCGGCATCGAATTCGATGTAAAGCAGCGCGGTGTTCGGGTAGCGCAGCTTGGCATCGATCACTTCGGTGATGCCGGCAATCAGCATGGTGTCGGCGATCTTATTGGTGTTCTGGTTCGGCGTCAGCCGGCGCACGCGGATCTGCCAGCCGGTGGTGGCGTCAGGCAGATCAATGCGGCGCGAGCGCTCGTAGCGGGTGGTGGTCTTGCCGTCGACCGCATCAGGGTAAACCTGTTGATAGGCACCACCGTCAGTGGCCAGATCAATCGCGTACTCGATCCGATAACCAACGACATTGCCCTCGTCGTCCTGGCGCTGCAGGGCTGGCCAAGCAAAACGCAAACGCACGGCCGACAGCTGAGTGTTGGTGATCGAGCGCACCCACGGTGTATCGCTGCGCAATTCAACATTCAGTGAGGTTTCGTTTTCCACCGCCGGGATGCCCGGGATGTAGGTCTGATCCACCGAACCCGGGCGCCAGTCCCACTTCACGTTGGGGAAGTTGTAGTTGCCACTGGCATCGCGGATTGGCGTGTTGTCGAGGTAGATGTCGTAATCAGTCGGAACGCCGTCAAACTCGCCCTCACCCACAGCGATCAGCAGCTTTGCCAGGTTGGTCGAGCGCAGACTGTCGCTGGCTTCAGTCGGCGACTTTGGCTTGCTGCTGCCGCTCTTTTCGCCATGGATTTCTATCTGTAGTGCTGCGCCCATGCTTTCCTCCAGGCATAAAAAAACCGCCTCTAGGGCGGTTTGCTTGCTGCGAGCTGCTTACACTTTGTCTTCTGCGTAGATCGATGCCGATATGATCATACCGCCCCACCTACGCCGGCCGATGCAAATCGGAACCGGGTTGCCACTGGCCGTGGTGTTCTTGGCGCTACCAAAAGCGTAGGACGGGGCATTCTCTGGGGAAGAGCTTTGCGATAGGCGGCCCTGCTGAGGGCTTAACAACTGGATTACACCGCCAATTGCCATCGAGACACCCACTCCGCCCGCAACTCCCCAAGCACCACCAGCAGCGAGCCCCGCAACCCCACCTGTCGCAATGGTAGCAGCGACTATCAGGGCGACCCCTATAACTGTTTGCAGCGCACCGGCCCGCTTGCTGCCAGCGATCACTGGAACTATACGAATTTCTCTGGTTTTGCCCAGCTTCAACTCTCGCTCTCCGACGTTTTTCCGGTCGCGGAAGATGGCAAATTCCAGACCCATAGACTTAGCGTTTGTGAGGTACTTAGCAAACCCTGGGTGATTTACATCAATTGCCTTTACTGCCTCGCGGGCGTCGCCGGTCGACAGCTCGTAAATATGTTCTCGACCGAACAGCTTTGCGGCCGAACCGCCTAGCAGGATTCGAGTTTTGGGATTGCATTGAATCGACGCTGCAGCCATTGGTGTTCTCCAGGCATAAAAAAACCGCCCTAGGGCGGCTCTTTTAGAGGCAAGTCTTCACCGCCTCGGTTCTCCGATCTTTACGCCAGTCCATCAGGCCTGACTGAAAATACAGCTCAACGCGACTTCCATTGGAAGCGCTCTTGAAATCAACAAACTCTATCTGTCCAGCGCTCACGACTGTCTTGCCTCCGCCAGGAAGCGGCTGCGTAAACACGTCATAGTGAGCCCCAGCCAAGGATTGGTTCTGCCATGCAAATAGGACGCACTCGGACGCGACGGTTACATCCTTTTTACTGATGAATGTCTTTGACGGCCCCTCGGCGCGGCGCTCACTCATTGACGCGCACCCCGCCAGCAACGCAACAGCCAACGCCCCTACGATCAATTTCATGCAGGTCACTCCTGGGTAAAAGCGCCAACCATATCACCGGATCGAGCCTGTACGAATCCCCAGTAACGCTCAACTGCCCGCCGATAGTAGCCTCTCGCCTTCATGCAACGGATACCCCCAGTCCTTTGCTTGCAAGCCCAAGGACTGGGATTGCGCCAATTTCGGCGCGTTAACGTAAGGAAAATGCAGATGGGAGAAGAATTCAAGCCTTTCAAGCGACATGACTCCATATCGCTCGGGATGA